ATCAAAATTTTTCATATTACATATCCAGTCATGAAATCGTTAGTAGCAACAGCTTCAATGTGAAGTTCGCCGCTTTCTAATTCAAAAACTCTAATCAACGGACTATCAATTGACTCAATAAAATCACCTATACTCATTAATCCCAAATGTGATTTGTTTGTTGCAGAGTGTGTGTTAATGGTAATGTCATCGGTAAAGAACATAACGGGTTTCATAATTCTTAATCTCCTAGTGTTTTCTAATTTTCTAAAATCAATATTCACCACTTTCTGTTTCAAATATCTTTCCACGCTTCCCTATGTAAAGATTATAAGCTAAAAATTCAGTAGCTACAACATAAACTTTTACTCTACTACTAAACTCGCAATTTTTGACTCTTTTGATGGTAACTTTTTGATATTTTACTAGATCATCAATCGTCTTTTTCTGACTTTTGGTAATGTTCATATTCAATCTCCTAATTGGTTATTCCCTCAGTACAAATGCATTATCTCATAATGAGGGTTGTGCGTCAAGATTTAATTTTCTAAAATTTTAACAATCCTTTCAGAAAGCTCTTCAAACCATTGTGTATCATGTCCTCGTGTTGTTTCTGCTGCTGTCCCTAACCTGATACCCGATGTTTCGACAAAAGACCTTGAATCATTGGGTATTCCATTTTTATTAACTGTTATTCCATGTTCTTCTAAAAGGTTAGCAGCTTCCTTTCCAGAATATCTGCTATCGCTTAGGTCTAAGAGTATTATGTGCGAATCTGTACCATTCGTCAAGGTTTTTAGACCAAGATTTTCAAAGACCCCACACATCGCTTTTGCGTTATCAACCACTTTACGCGCATACTTTCTAAACGATTCTGTGTCTGCTTCAATAAAACACTGTGCTTTGGCTGATATTGTGTTCATCATTGGCCCGCCTTGTGTCCCCGGAAAAATCGCGCTGTTGATCTTTCGAGTGTATCTTTCATCGTTCCACATAATAATACCACCACGCGGCCCTCTTAGAGTTTTGTGTGTGGTTGATGTAATCACATCAGCAATACCCACCGGACTTCCATAAACACCACCTGCAATTAGTCCAGAGTAGTGAGATATATCAGCTAACAAAAAAGCCCCTACAGAATCCGCTATAGCTCTAAAGCGCATAAAGTCTATTTGTCTTGGGTAGGCACTAGCTCCACATATGATCATTTTTGGAAGATGTTTATTGGCAAGACGTTCAACTTCGCCATAGTCAATCCATCCATTTTTGTCTACTCCATAACTGAATGCATTGTAAATTTTACCAGATATGTTAGGTGGTGATCCATGTGACAGATGACCACCGCTTGCTAAATCCATTCCTAATATGACATCATTGGGTTTTAAAAATGCCTGAAAGACTGCTGTATTTGCGTTGGCTCCACAATGTGGTTGAACATTGGCGTAACTACAACCGAATAGTATTTTTAATTTGTCGATTGCCAAGTCTTCAATTTCATCAACATATTCGCAGCCATTATAGTATCTTTTTCCAGAATATCCCTCCGCATACTTGTTAGTGAATACGCTTCCATTTAGTTGCATTACTGCGTCACTAACAAAGTTTTCGCTTGCTATCAATTCTATAGTGTTTGTTTGTCTGAACTGCTCTTTTGCTAATATCTGTTGTATTGTGTTATTGATCATCTTATCGGAAATCTCTCTGCTTTATAAACAAGAAAAAAAGGGAATCTTGCAAGCCCCTTTTTTTGTTTTTAATCGTCAAATGCTGGTGTTTCGTCGTCGCCTGTAGCATTGTTTTTCATGTTAACAATGGTTTCATAGAAGGCTTCGTACTCTTCAAACTCTTTCACAGTCTTATCAAATTTGTCATCATGAAAGTCTTTCAAGGTCTTTGAAATCCACTTCGGGTCAATTTCGTAAGTCTCTTTGATAAACTTCTTCGTTTCTTTAATGTATTCCCCTTCGGCTTTCATTCGAGTCATTGCGTCAGACATTTGTTCGATTGCTTTGAAAATGTCTTTGCGATGCTCTTCTGAGCTAGGGATGTTAATTTCAATTTGATCAGACATTCATATTTCCTTTATAGATTAAAAAGTTGATCTTCAACTTTGTCGGCCAGAATTGACCACCCGCGTTTTCCATTTACAGTAGAAGGAAGCTTTACTTCTTCGGATTCAAAGGCAAATTCACGCCCACCAATTCTTGAAAGAAATTGACCTGCTACCTTACCATATCTAGAATTTCCTACAACCTCACGATTGCCTAGTGCTGGAAAAGAATCATCTCGTTTTGATGTTCCGATCAAGTAAGCGCCTTTACCACCTTGTGGAACAATCAGCACAGAATCTTGATCAAACCGTTTTCCTAGAGCAACCAGATCGCGTTCTAGCTTACCGCTATCATTCATATCAACTACAAAGAAAGATGGTTCACCGACCTCTCTCGCGTTCTTAGAGCCAAAGTTTTCGATGTAGTTACCTTGTACAGATGTTATAGAATATCCCTGTTTTGACAAGTAAGATTTAATCTCACGATTGTTTTGCTTATTCTGTGATTTGTCATTCTCATCACGATACCCAGAAATAGCGCCAGCTTGGTGATCTTCGACATGACGCCAGATACGTGATAATGAACTCTCTTCTATCTTGTTGTCAACCCATTCTGAAAATTCTTTCATAACTCCCTCGTTTAGTTGTGTCATTTGAGCTAGTGATTCTTTCAGATTGGACATGGTTTCAAAGACCTGTTCAATTCCCTGTGGCAAAATGCTTATGTTGAATAGCTTCTTGCCTGCCATGTACAATACTGCTGTAGTGGTTCCGCCTCCCGGTAAAAGGAACAGGGGTGCTATCAAAGAGAATTTGCCCACATCCCCCAACTGTTTCAGCGCCCGTTTCACGTCTTCGTCAGTAATCGTCTTCTCTGTGCTTAGCATCTCTTTCAATTTCTTGAAAAAAGTCTCTAGCATGAACATAGTCTCTTTGCGTTCAAAGTCAAGGCCAGCAAACAATTTTTTTGCTTTCATCACAATGTTTGCTGACATTGTTTTTGCCTTGTCCATGATAGCGGCTTTGATATCCGCCTCATCTAGAATTTCTTGTTTGTAAAAGTCATCGAAAGACTGCATTATGAATTATATCCTGTGTGTTTGTTTTGTGTCAACACTATTTATTCCATTACCCAGTCTTCTGTTTTTGACTTTTCAAACTTTGCCTTGGTTTTCTTTGCATCTTGCATAGGTTTAGACTCAGCCTCAGAACCCCCCATAGAATTAATATCAGTATACCGCATCTTTGAAAAGTCAATACCAACTAACTGAGATTTTGATTGGCTTGTCTTTGCGCCGTATCGTGTTTTCAATTGGATGATAAGCTGCTGATTCAATTCCATCAAGTTTTCATTGGTTACAATAGCTGCCATAAAATCGCAAGAGGCTGGCAACCCCATTGATTCTGATGTGTTTGTCATGTCTGGTTGTAAACTTGACATTCCATCACGATTTAGCTGCGTTGCTGACACAATAGGAACGCATTCTTCCACTGCCAACCCACGCATTTCTTCTGAAATTGCTTTGATGTAAGAATAAGAATTAACCCCGTTTAATGTCTTGTATCTTGAGCTTGTGAAAATATTGATATAATCCAAAAATATAATATCAGGTTTGAACTTTTTCTTTTGCTTTAACTCTTTTAGTAATTGTTTAATGTGTCCAGAATGAGCGGATGATGTTGGGTATTCTTTTGCAAAGTATCGACCAGCCCCACGCTGCTTTAACTTCTTTAGACTGCCTAAGAACCATTCTTTATCAAGTTCTGGATTCTTTAATTGATCTGTTGTTACGTCTAAAAGGTTTGCATCAATACGTTCATATAGAGCTTCTTCACTCATTTCCGCACTAACATACAAAACATTCTTTCCTTGCTTTACTAATTCCCCTGCAAGAAAACACATAAGTGAACTTTTACCAATGTTAACGCCTGCCAAAAACACATTCAGCGTCTTAGGCGGCAATCCGCCATTCGTCAATATTTGCAATGCCTCTAATGGCAATGCCAACTTAGATTCTGGATTCGTATAATATGCATATCTTGATTCAGCATCCTCAAAGTAATCAGAACCCAATGCCTGATCAAATCCAATTGATATAGCATCGCTTAGAAGCTCTGGAATAAAATGTTTATCTCTCTTCTTATCATTGCCCTCAAGAATCTGAATACTGTCATACACGGCATTGTAGGTAGCCTTATCAGAACAATACTCTTCTGTTTCATCTACCAACCAATCAAAGTCTACAACCTCTTTTCTGTTTTTGTAGATTTCTTCAAGAACACCAACACTGTCTTTGAACACGTCCTCGTTTAAAGGTAGCTTTTGCAAGTATAGTAGCAAGGCTTCCATGGTAGGTTTTTTGTTGTACTTGTCAAAGAGATATGCGTAAGAATTAAAAAGAGTCTTTATCGTACCATCAAAATATTCATCCTTTAGGTAAGGATAGACCTTTGAAGCGTAGTCATCGTTAAACAGAAGACCACGCATTATTACATTTTCGATTGATTCCATCTAACCCTCTGTGTAGTTGGTTTTGTGTGGCAAGATGATTCCTGCCACACTGATAATGAGAACTATTCTACCAACTCACCTGTGTGTGGGTCAAGCCAATCATCATCTTTCTGTCTGATTGAGCCATACCT